ATGAAAGCAGCAAAAGGCGATGTTAATCACCCTGCTCATCTCTGTATTACCGTCATTGTGACGGCACTGATAACGAAGAAAGACCTCTGCAAGGGAGGAATCCCTCGCCACCTCTGATGTGTCAGGTATCCTCACCCTCCCCAATCACATTAGCCCCGCACTTCCGTACGGGGCCATTTCTGTTAATCCACTCCCACTTTTTTGTTGTACTCGCGGTTAAACCGATCCACGGCAATTTTCATATCCCGCTCTACCGATTTCACCATCGCCGACTGTTGCGCCAGACTGAGAGTACTGTCGGCGTAAATGGCATCACGCTGTTTACGCAAATCCTTCAGTCTCTTCCGGGTATCCTGCATAAGCCCGTTCATCGACAATTTTCCGTTGTTCTCGTCAATGAACGCCGTTCTTTCTGCGCCGGTCAGACTCTTCAGCTCTGCGTGATACTGCGCAACCTCTGTCATCCGGTCGTACATCTTCTGCTGGTCAACATACGGCATCACCTCACCTGAAATTTTCCCCAGGAAAGGCACCTGCTGTTCCGGTATATCAATACCGTTCAGCGATTTCACCGCCGCATCCGTGGTTTTGGAAATGAAGCGCCCTGTACCACCAGAGATATAGTCCACCCAGTATTTCAGCGATTCCGGTGTGATATCCACCGCGCCTGAACGGTACTGGCTGCCACCTGAGAACGCATTCAGCCAGGATGCAAACGCCTTGTACGCTTCTGGCGTTGAACGTCTTCCCAGCTGGCTGTCAGGTTTTGGTGTACCAAACGGCATGTTCTCCTGGTAAATCTGCGCCCCCATGAAGTTTTCATTCATGGCAAGGTTCGCAAACGGACGCAGAATGGTCGGCGCTGCATTTTTCAGCAATGCCCCGGACAGTGTTTCCGACGTCTCACTGCCAATCGGGCTGAATGCACCAAGCACACCACCAACAACATTACCGGCAGCACGGGACGCCGTCAGGTCACCCGCCGCCACACCTTCAGCGGTATGCCCGAGCAGGAAGAAAACGTTGTACCCGTAAGGCAGAGGAATACTCCAGTACTCTCCGGCCTTGCCCCCGAACACCGATTTCATAATGACGAGGTTACGCTCTTTCACATGAGACGGCACCTTGTCATACCAGTTAACCCCGTCATCATCCTCCCCCGCAACACTGCGGTTAAGCGAGCCAAGCAGATAACCCGCTCCCACAGCTGCAAGCGCGATTTTCTGCGGTACATTGAGATTCTTCCAGCGAAGGCGCTCCAGTAACGGCCCGTCGCCATTAAGATGTCCGAGCGTTCTCACCAGGTTTGCGGTCCCCTGAATGCTGGCGTTGGCGAACATGTACAGCGAGTTCATCAGCGCTCCCTGCTCACCACGACGGTTAAAGTTCACCGTCATGTTTTTGGCAAGAGACGCCGCCTGCTGGCGTGACAAACCGGCATCACGGGCGTGCTTATAGGCAGAAAGACGCAGAGCGTTTTCAACCGCACCGTTGGCATCCTCGACAAGGTTAAGGAACGAATTCCATGCACCGATACTCTGGCCTTTCCATCCCCCCTTCGCCAGTGAGACAAGGCGATCCATTTCCTTCTGCTGGCCTTCAAGGTCACCCATGTTAAACCAGCCGGTTTTCCCTCCGTCCTCAACAAACTCTTTCCACACCTTCTGCCACTGTGCACCTTTTCCCGTGAGGGTTTTACCACGCAGACTGGCGTATACGGCTGACATGGCAGAACGGCTGTCTTTCACCACAGCCAGGGCGGATAAGTTATCCAGCCCTTTCAGTTTACCGTCGCTCCTTCCCTGCTCCGCCTTCAGGTTCATCACCGCCGTCTGCACGTCACGGATGAAGTTACTGACCAGGAATTCCGGGTTATACGACGTGTTCACCGTTGCCAGGAAGCGGTTAACTTTCCCCAGCGTACGAACAAAGGCATTGCTGGTTTCCGGTCCCATACTCTTCATCGCACGCATCAGGCGCGGATCATGGAGTTTGATGTAGTACGTTTTGCCGTTCTTTTTGGTGGTGAAGTACCGGTCTGCCATCATTGCCATCGGTACAGGGCGTTCGACAACTTCGCGAATGGTTTCACCAGTTTCCTGGTCCTTGCGCTCTGCAATCGTCCGCATGGTATCCGGTCTGTCATCGGTGAATACCTGCCAGTAATCCTTGTCGGGATTATCCTGCACCAGTTTCAGGAAGGCGTTACCCACTTCGTTTTTGCGATGGCGGATCAGCGATTCGCTCAGGTCCTGTATCGCCTGAGTGGACGGAGACTGTGCCCGGGATGCACGCCCCATGGCCTGCCTGCTTTCACGTCCGCCGATGGTGAAGCCCTTACCTGTACGGGGCAGTGACACCACACCGTCAACATCCTGACCTTTCAGGGGAACGTAGTAACGGTAGGCGTTCTGCCAGGCATCCACCACACCGTTCTCTTCAAGTCCGGCCTCACGGATAAGCTCACGGCGACGGGCCAGCATATCGTCAATAATCCCTGCCAGACGGTCATACTGTGCCTGTTTGCCACTGTTACGTACACGCTGCATGATTTCCGCCGCTTCCGCGTTGGTCATCCCCGAACCGCCGTCCGGCATTTTCGGGTTGATTTTCGCGATATGCGCGTTACGTTCCGGCGCGTGACGGGCGTAGAGGTACTCATCCAGATCGGCCTGCGCAATTTTGTAGTCCGCCAGTAATTTAGCCAGTGGCTGAACGTAGCGCTCCTTCATCACGTTCAGGTCGTTTTCCGCCTTCCCGTGGAAGAGTTCTTCCGCCATATAAGCGTTGTTACTGTCGTCCACTTTGCCGCCAGTTTTACGGATATTCTCCTGAACAGCTTTCAGCACCTGGAATTTATCCTGCATCTGGCGCACAAAACGCGATGCAATTGTCTCTTCCGGTGTCAGACTGCTGGTACGGGAGTAATACGGCCCCTTGCGAATATCTTCAGGATAGAGTATTTTATCCGCAGAGCCGCGATAAGAATGTTCCCCTTTGGGCAATTGGAGCCCTCTGTGCAGAAGGTTATCGCGGCTTAATTTTTCTCTCCGGTACAACGTTAACCCGGTCATTTCCATACTCTTCAGTTTTTTTCCATTTTCTGTACCGTAAACAGAAGCTACCTTGTTGATTTCCAGACGCGACCGGACAGCCTTCATGTGTACCGCTGACACCACCGGATCACCATTTTTATCCACGGCATCAAGCAGCATCACAACCGCATTTCTTTCTGTCGCTGAGCGGTAAATTGCATCCGGATCGTGCATCAGTTCCGGTAGTCTCTCGATAACATCCATCGGCACCACATGTTTCACACCATTGGTGGCCTTCCGCACAGTATCGCGGGAAATAACCAGCGGCAAATCCGGTGCACCAAGGTGACGCAATACCGGCGGCGTACGCCCGATGTTTACCGTTAAATCTGTGGTGCGCAGAGATTTCATCATTCTGGCAAGGTCATCACGATAACGCTCGCCCTCACCTTCCGGCACTTTGAACGGATCACGTTTACCACTACGGGAGTACTGAGACGATGCGCCCGCGCCATCCTCACGCGGCGTGTAACCTTCCCGCACACGCTGGCCTAACGTACGGATGGTCTCGCGAACAAGTCTGATATCGTTCAGTTCCGTCGGCTTCAGTAACCCCGTACGACGCAGTACCCCTTTGACCAGGGCAACAACACGCTCCCATGCCGCCACGAATTTATTCGGCTGTTTCTCCGCCATATGTGCCAGAAATTCACCCGCCTGTACTTCCGGTGATTCCTTACCATAGGAAGCATCAACCTTACGCCAGGCTTCACGGATGGTGACGTTATCACTGTCGCGGGTTTTCAGCACGGTTTTGATAATCGTCTGATATTCCGCTGGTGTGACAACATGCTCCATGGCATGGTGAATGATCTCGTGACGCAGCTTCTCGCGAACGGTCCGCCCGTCAGGGATGTTATCCGCCACCAGGACAATTTCTCGTTTATCCGGACGATAGAATGCGTGCACCCTGCCGTAACCATCGAACAATTCACCCGCCAGCGCTTCAGCCTCTTTCTGTGACTTCACCACACGGACCTTCAGGTCACTGTCCTTAATGCCGCTCATCACGCCACGGGCAACCGCTTCAACCTGCGGGACCGGGCTGCCTTTGGCTTCCGCACTACGGTTAACATCCGAAATGAGATTACCTTCAGGTGTGCGGGTAACGCCCTTACGGGAATAAAACGCAACGCCCTTGTCCGTCTCACGGGTTTTCAGGGTGCGGAACAGGTGATCGAATGCCTCACGAATACCGCCATCCAGTTCCGCATTCGTCGGATAAGCCCAGGTGTTATCTGTGTTGTGCTCAGGTGCCTTACGGATATTGACCAGATAATCATTCTCCACGCCAGCCATACGCGCCTTATCCTGAACATAACGCTCAAAGGCACGTGCCGCCATTTCAACATCCGTTGACCAGTACGGTTTTGAGCGCACCTCATCGAGAAGCACTGAACGACGCGGCATGTCACTGTTTTTAATGGCCTGAATCACACCTTTAAAAGCATCGTAAACCTCCTGACGTACCGGATATTCAGCATCAACATACCTGCCGTCTTTAAATATGCGCCTGACACGCTGTGCTTCCGTCATAAAGTCGCCACCTGACGTAATTTTCCCGTCATTGGAAACGTCATAACGACCAAAATAATTATCCAGAGAATGGAACCATTCGTGCGCCAGCGCACCCGGTCCGTTACCTTTTGTCAGGTTGATTGCCACCTCACCCGGCTCATAGTGTGCTGCCGCCTTACCCTTACCACGGGCACCAAATGCCAGGCCAAGACGACCGTTCAGGGAAAGCGCTTTTGTCGGTACATTCAATACTTCCGCAAGGTCATGCAGCGAGTCATAAGCCCGGTTCAAATCAGCCTGACGACGCGGACCTTCCACGTAGTTACCAAACTGCACACCACGGAAACCAAACGCATCACTGAACTGCTCCGGTGAAACATCCCCTTTACGGCGTTCTGGTCCGGTACGGTCGCGGTTGGTGGCGTTACGCTGCTCCTCACGCGAAATCTCCCGCATCTCCTTCACATGACGAACAAGCTCATCACGATGTGAATCAATGTACTTACGCGCATCACTGGCTGACTTAAAGCCACCTCTCACCCGCATTTTGTTTTTGCCATAAGCGATAAAAATATCGCCACTGCGGGTATTCCGGTAAACGTCAAAGCGGATTTTGTCATCCGGTGACGGTGCCGTTTTTTCATCTCCTTTCGCCTGTGACTTTTCCTCCAGCTCTGCAAACCAGACTTTCGCCTTTGTCAGTAATTCATCCCTGCTTTCCGAGAAAAAGAGGTTAGTCCCCTTATTGTCCTTATTGCGCAGTGAATAAAGTTTCTGTGGCGGATCGTAACGCTTCCCTCCTGCCGCCTGATACACACCCGATACCACCCGATAAGCAGAAGCCTTGTCCATCTGTGAGGGTGGCAGAGTGCGTAACAGTTGCCAGGTATCCGCGTAACGGGAGGGCATTCTGCCTTCCATCCATTCTGCGAGGCGTTTCGCGCTGACCGTTCCGTTAAGCATTTCCGATACACTGTGTCGTACTTTTTTTACGCTCTCCCCCCAGCCAGCCGTATTGTGTTTCGTCTTCGCCGGAATATCGCTACGATACAGCGCTATCATTGCCAGGGTGTCAGCATCAGCCCCTTCGCTCGCCAGTTTTGCGTAGTCCGGTTTCGGGAACAGTTTGCTCAGCGGCTGCGTGGCATAATCCCTGTCTTCCAGCGTTTTACCCAGTGTTTCAGCAAGCTGTGCATAACGGTGTTTGGCTGCCCCTTTAATTTCCTCGCCAAAGTCTTCAATTTTTTTGCCCCTGACTTCACCTCCGCGCACAGTAGCTTCCCTGTCAGTAGAGACAGTTGTTTCAGATTCAGGTGCGATTGTCTCAGGCTGCGGGATGTCACGATTTCCTCCGGCCTGTCGACGTACTTCTGCCTGCTGTGCGAGCTCAGGCAATGAGTTACGAACAGTTCGGGGAAGCTGATCAGGCTGAGGCATACGGACATTGTGTGTAATGTCCGGAGCCGGTAGCCCTTCACGTACCGGTGCTGTCGCGTTCTGCGCATCCGGTGACGGCAGACCACGACGAACCATTTCACCCTCGAGTGTTTCCCCCTGGCGACCAGCGGCGTTTTCCGGTGCCGGAGCTTGTCCTTTCTGGAAACTCTGGCCCTTAACCTCACCGGTTGTGGTAAAACGACCACCACGTCCGGCCTGATTTTCATCCGGCGTACGCGCCACTTCTCCCGGTAACGGATATCCCTGTCCGGGATGAATATCGCCGGGAGCGGGCAGGCGCGGACGCTCAGTTAACTCCTGTGCTGTCGGACCGGCATCACCTTCAGCCATCTGTGAACGTACAAGCTCCTCCGCCGTCGGCGCGTTGCCACGGGCAAGGCGGGCCTGTACCTCCGTATCATCCCCCGTGAAACCACGGAATCGCGGGTCACGCATGAACGCGGGCTGCTCCATCGGGTCAGCATCAGCAATACGCTCTCTGTCAGCCAGGGTGTTAATGGTTTCCGTTGCCACATCTTCAGAGAACGCAGGATTATCCATTTCAACGGCATACTGATTCTCGCCTTTCTTCACTACGGACGGTTTCAGGCCGGTGGCGGCGGCATTACGGAAAACATCACTCCCCATGGCGCTTTTCTCATCCGTGAAATAACGGTTGTCCGGGCGCACCTTCTCAATGCGTTCCGCTGGTCTGGACGCACCATTCCCGTTAATTTCAATGCGGACTTCATTCGGGTCCCGGAACCGCACCGTCGGGTAAATGCTCCCGTTACCATCCTCCGCATTTTCAGGCTGTGACTGTGCTTCCGGCGTCACTTCCTGTTGTGGGCGAATGACTTCTCGTATTGCCTGAAACTGTTGTTCTTCAGTCTCGGTGCGCCCCTCTTTCTGGCTGAGTCTGCGGTATTCCTCAAGCAGTTCAGAACGCGGCTTCGCCTTCAGCTCATTCATCACAGCCTGTCGCTTCGTCTGTTCGTCCAGTTCATTCAACAACTGGCTGGCAGCTTCCCGGCGATGAGCTGCGGATGCGTCACCCTCTGTTGCCATATCCGCATCAGCATACTGCTCCAGAAGCTGCTCGCGATTCATGCCCTGCATGGATTCACGCTGCTGCGCCACCGGATCAACAGATTCTGGTTGCGGGGCTGCGTCGTCCTGCTGCACGGTTTCAGCATCACGCATGGCGGTTTCTTCTGCGGCCTGACGTCTGCCACGATATCCGGCAACCGCACCGAATGGAGCCCCCATCGCAGCACCAAGGGCAGCACCTTCGATCGTTGCGTCAGCCACGCCCTCCCATGGCGATACATCCATTCCGGCGGTCTCACGCAATGCCGTGTTTTCCTGATAGCGTGAATAGCCGCCCTGCGCCGCATTAATCGCCCCCTGTGCAGTGGCATTTCTGACAATGCCGCTTTTAACGGTCTTCGCTGTGCCTCGTGTCACCAGATTAAACAGTTGTGCGTCACCCAGTTTTGCCGCCATGGCATTCACAGCCAGCAATTCAGGATCGGTTGCCAGCTGCGCGCGCACCTCATCGGCAACACGCTCTTTTGCCAGATCCATTTTCTGGCGATCAGTAAGCTGTGCGTGCTGCGGGTCGGCGTCAATGGACAAAAACGTCTGCTGAAATTTCGGTGACTGCGCCAGCTCAGAGTAATCAGCATTAAGAACAGCATCTGCTGCCGCCATTGCACTCTGCCCCTGTGCACTTACAGTGGAATGGGTGATCAGGCCCGCCTGGAATAAATCCGGCATTTTTTTATCGACAGCTTCTGCTGCCAGTGCCGTGGCTCTTTCCGGCTGCATCCCTGCCGCGATGTATTTTTTCTCCAGCCCGGCGGTCAGCATTTTTCGCAGTGTGACATCACCCACCTTTCTAGCCACACCGCCAGCAACCATATCAGGTACAAGCGCACCAATCAGGTTTACACCCTTCGCCACCCAGACCGCAGAATCATTATAGCCTTCGGTCATCGGCGTATTCAGCGCACGAACTGCACCCGGCGACATCTTACCGGTCAGCCATTCATCAGTGGCTTTGGCACCATCACTGACAGCCTTACCGGTTGCCTTCAGACCTTTACCGACAGTATCAGTAACCGCGTTTTTGCCATCAGGCAGGGTATCGATGACCTCATCAGCCCCCCTGCTGCCACCGGCAAAAATATCCTGCACAGTTGCGACACCCGGCAGCCCCATACGGCTAAACTCATTTAAAATACGCGCCCCTGTTTTTACCGGGCTCTGAATCATCGCATCACCGAGTCCACGGGCCATTTCCCCTGTTCCCCGGACGGACTGGGCGAAACCTTTACCCATTGTTGGCAATACATCGCCCAGGCTGAACGACGTACTGTTATCCTTCCAGCGATTCGGATCAGAGAAAAATGCTTCATAGCTGTCAGTTTCGCCGGGTTGCTGAATGTTCAGGCTGTTACGATTCTGGTTACCGAGTTGCGCCTCAGGACGCTGTTCCTCTGAATAGGCCATACAGACTCCATAAAAAAACCCGGCACAATGGCCGGGCATCAGGAAATGGTATTAATGGAATATCGTGAATTACTGGGCGTAATTCTGTTTCAGTCCACGGATAAACTGAGATGCAGATGAAGCACTTTCATCTCTGGCCTGTTCCCCCCTGGCCTTTTGAATACGGAGAAAATTCGCATACCCGTTCTCCAGCAATTTCTGATTCTGAGGTTCCAGCATTTCAGGCTGACGGGCCGCTACATTTCTGGCAAATGACAGCTTATCAGGATCATCTCCCGCCCAGTTGATAACCTGTTGCTGAAGTTTTTGTTGCTGAATTTTCTGTTGATGCGGTTGTGAACCAGTCGCAGCATAATATTCATCCACCGCAGCCTGAGCATTACCGCCATTCTTGATCGCGTCCGCCGCTACGTTGCTGGCCCCCTTCTGAAGCTCTTTCAGAGAAAGTCCCTGCTGCTTCGGCATAAAATAACCATAATTTTTCGATATCTCTGCAAATTTGCTGCGATCCCTGACCTGAGCGATAGCCTTATCAACGGGTATCGCCAGCACGGTTTGATCATCAGGGTGCGCACTGCCGTATTCTGTTACAGGTTTATGCGCGGTGGAGCCATCGCTGTATGTGAGATCAAGGCCAATAAGTACGTACCCTTCCTGCTGCGCTGGTACGATACTGCCAATCCTGGCCTCTTTTATCGTTTTTTCCCCGGTTGAATCAGGCATGCCAATACGCTGTTGTAGTTCCGGGGCAAACACGCCGGAAAGCACATCGAGATTTTCCGGGGTATTCAGCGAATCGATCGCCATGTCCGGCTTATCACCAAAGATTTTTTGCAGGTTGATCACGGCCTGACCCGCTTTCGCTGCATAGCCTTCGTTTGACATAAGAATTAATGGATGTCCCTTTGGCAGCTGCCCGAACAGACGCGTTGCAGCCTCCTGATCGCCAGCCTCAATTGCTTTTCCAAGCGCTTCCATTAGTGGCTGGCTATGGGCAATCATATCGTTATACTCAAGCCGTCGCTGGTTGTATTTCTGCAACTGGAGTCGCTGCTGCTCCATACCCAGTGACGCATTCCGGTAATTCTGGTTAGCGTTAAACTCCCTTTCCTTCAGTGCATAATTACGGTCGTCAACTTTGGCTCTGTAATCAAAGTTCCGCTGATCAACGTTTTTATTATGTTCAAACTGAGACTGCGCAAACTCAAAATCGCGCTCGTTATTTTTCTGTTGCCGGGCAAGCTGTGCTTCACGCAGACCAAGCTCCTTACGACGGGTCATTGCCTGGTCAACGGTGCTGAATCCGGCAAGTAACCCCTGTGCAAATCCGCTCATTCACCACTCCTTAAAACAAAGAACCAGCAATGCCGCCAATTACTGCTCCAGCAACAGCACCAACAGGACCACCAACGGATGCGCCAATAGCCGCCCCCGTACCAATGCCCGTACCGATATTCTGCTTGTTCTGCGCTTTCTGTTGCGCCGCCATCTGTTTGTTCGCAGCCTCAATTTCTTCACGTCGTCTGTCTGCGTCACTTATTCCCTGTAATGCCTCACGCCGCGACTGATTTGCAATATCCAGTAAACCGTATCCCATATTGCCCCCTTACGCTGCCACCAGTTGGCCGCCAACACTCAGTTTCTGTCTTGCCGGTGCAGAAGCCCCCGTCAGAATATTCATCTGGCGATCCTGTTCGGCTTCACGGATACCATTTTTCGCGCCAGCAATTGCCAGGGCATTACGTAACCCCAGCGTATTACTGTCGGGATTATCCGGGCGGTTTACCCCGTATCTCGCCATCTGGTTATCCTGCGCCATCTGCGCTGTACGGAGACTGGAAGTGGCAAGGCCTCCCACCCGTGCAAGCTGTGCATTCATCAGACTGTTGTTCTCCCCAAGGTCAGCCAGCCTTGCTACACGGGGTAAATATCTGGTGCGCCAGTCGTCGTATTGCTGGCGGGTCAGCGCTGCGGATGTCTGCCAGTCCCCCTGAGGGCGGGCTGCTCCGGTATAACCGTATCTTGCAAGTGTTTCGTATTTACCGTACTCCATAATCACAGTCTCCAGTTCTGAGCCTGATGCTGAATGGCATTAGCGCCGGTGCCAGGTGTTTTAGCACCGCCACTTCCTCCGCTACCGCCAGCCTTATGCATCGCATATGCACCTGCCGCACCCAGACCAGCGCCAACAAGAGAGGCTCGCCCCTGCTGTTTCGTAAACGCCGCCTGTGCATCCGATTTAGCTTTTGCCAGACTGCTGTCTGCCAGAGAGTTAAAACTCTGTAACGCATCCGCCTTCTGACCAGAACCGAGAGCGGCAACATCCTGTAGCCCGGCAACATACTTATCTGCCTGCGATACCTGCCCCCGTGTGGTTGTGTCAATCTGCCCGGTTACCTGATCACTCTGGTTCGCATTCATTACCGCGTTAAAGCGACCACTGGACGGGTCAACACCGGACTGAGCAAGATTACCCGCCAGCTCCCTTCGCGCTTCACCAAACTGTTTCTGATAACCAAGATTTGTTGTGCCAGCGATATTGTCGTACTGCTGCTCACTGTTAAGGTCATCGACCTTTTCCATGAAGTTATCTTCAGCCGGGCGGAGGATATTTTTGTAATCCTGCCACCCTTTCCAGGCCACTTCTTCCTGTGCTATTTGCGCTGCTGTTGGTTTTACTTTGGTATCACCACCGCCTTTACTTCCACCCATAATGGCCCCCTGGATAACAAAAAACCCTGCCGGAGCAGGGTCAGAATGTGAATTACAATGTTGGTTTAAACACAATGATGAAAACTGTAGCAGTCAGACCGCTATCCTGAACACCATGAAGCCATCCTCATCATCCGGCATTCGCTCAAAGCCCAGTCGTTTTCCCAGCCGGATAAATCCCCGCCTTGCCGTATGGAACTCAGCCCAGCGTCCGCCAGCCAGATGGGTTAATGTCTTCACCTCCGGCAGGTAACGCTCAACGCTGTTACTCCCCGTACACACGCCCAGCAACACCAGAACATAAGGGATACCATCAGCACTGAGCACAGAACGCAGCACCAAAAAGCCATCAGGTGCCTCAAAACAAAACGCCTGCTTTTTAAGGCAGGCGTCTTTAACTTCATTCATAAATTCAGGGTTGCGGGAATTTCTCACAACACGCTGCATATACCAGAGAATTTTATCGTTCATTCTCTCACCTGAAACGGGTGCCATATCGGCTGAACCTCAGCAACCAGTTGACGGGGACTCTCGTCCCCGTCGCGGTTTTCCTACTGCTTACACTGTAAGAACGCCGCAAACTCCGCTCCCCACAAATTCAGCCGGAACTCACACAGTGAACCGTGCAACATCCAGATGGTGAAGATAACCGTCATGCAAATTGTGACGGTGATAAGCGATTTTTGCGACATAGCGCTTGACTCCTTTTACAGAGAGGCGCTAACCTTCTACTTGCTTAAGGTACGAAGTGTTAGGGCCTCGGGTTAACGTTAAGTTGACTCGGGGCCTTTCCACATCAGGCCTTCAGGTTCACCCTCCAGCCATCAGCCGAAAGGCATCCACGCATAATTTACGGTTTTTGCCCTGTACGGGCAATAAAAAACCCGCCATCACAGCGGGTAGTAAACGGTTACCGGATACAGGTCAGAATTTCAGGCCAATGCCAGCAGTAACGCCACTCGTGCGCCAGTCGCCAGAGCCGGAACCTTCGTAAGCCACATCCAGTGTAACACTCTCATTCAGGTTAAACTGTGCACCTGCAGCCCACGCAAGGGAGGTTTTTTTCGTGCTGTTGCTTTCAGAAAATCCGCCACTACTGTTAATATTGTCCTTAATTTTCAGGTCAGCGCTAACTTTAGCAACGCCCATCCCTGCCATCGCATATAAACTCATGTACTGATTAACCCGCCATGAAGGCCCCGCTAACAGACTCCAGTAATTCGCCCTGATATCCGTTCTGGCAGAAGCTGCCGGATTCTTAATCTTCCTGGTATGATCGGCTGACTGCACATCAATAAATGTCTGTGAGTTAGTGAGAGAACGCGTCCATGTAAAAGAGGTGATAACGCCAAAATCATCCGTTATCTCGTAGCGATACCTGATATTAATGCCCTGTGGATTTTTATCCTTGCCTTCATATCCACTGACCCGACCATCTGTATATTCGCCCAATGAAGAAAAGTAGTTTCTGTTGACGAAATGACTGAAAGTCTCCCTGTTATGAGCAGTCGCATCCTTTACAAAATCCTTCAGTCCCGGAAACTGAAAGTGCGCATACCCCAGAGAAATTGTATGCTCTCCTTCTGCTGCATGTGCAGATAAATTTACACAGGCAATCCCGGAGATTGCACACACAACCAGTGTTGCTATACTCTTCATTTAAGATATCCTGTATTCAGATAACACGCTAAACTTTTTAATAATACATCTTTTTAGACATTTTAAATGAATATTAAAGACTCGCTTCAACTAATCATATACTGATGTATTAATAACCAGGACCTTATCTATATACGGCTTTCGAATATCCCATGTTGCACCACCGGAATAATGCTCACAGGAATATATTTTATTTCCTGTAGCACCAGTGGATGTGGTATAAATCGGTCGATCATAAGGAGTTCTTTTCCAGTTATAATACCCGACCAGTGCAGGCATGATTGCGCATGGATATCCAAGGTCCTTTTCAAATTTGATATCAACAGGTATTAACTTCGCGTCAAGCAGCATCATTTCGCCATGATAAATCATCTCACCGTCCGGGTTATACATGGCGATACCATACTCAGAAGGTGGAGTAACCATATTCGCGAAAGCATAAACCGTCGTAACACCAGGGTTCGTTCCCCTGACAATTACATGAAGCCTTAGTGCATGATATCCATCAATCTGTTCATGCGTGTACATGACATCGGCCTTCTTCTCTGTTCTGATAAAGAAAAAACAACTTTTGCCTGACGGGATTGATGTTTTAAAAAAAGACTTTTCAGTCGCCGGTATGGTGCCTTTGTTGATCAGACACTGCGGCGTAAAACCTGGACTTATCCATACGCTGCCATCCGGCTTCATAATGCTCAAACCGTACATAACACTTATCCCCAGAATGTATAAATATAAGATCCCATACCCTGCTCAAGATTCGACCACGTCACCGTATTGTCATTAATGGTTATCTTCGGTACTTTCCGATCCGCAAATACATTATTCCAGGGAAATAAACAACATACAGCCTGCAATGATTTCCCGTCGGGTTTATTAGTGTACGTCTTTGAGCCAGACTCCGCTGTAAATCTGTCCAGGAAAAATACTGGAGTCAGCACGCCCGTAACATTAACGTTATTTCTGTTATAAATGGCAAAACCGTATTCCAATACTCACCTCCTGATCAGCGTAATCTGCCTATGCGAACAGCCAGTCGTCCATTCTGATCATAAACCTCAATTTTATCATTGCGGATCACCAGTCCTACATTCTGATTAGAGTAACGAATTGTCAGTTGCCCTTGTGACGTAACACTGAAAAGGCCTCCAATATTCAGGTTACCCTGAGAATCAACCTGAAAGTTTCCGTTCTGAATAACGGCACTCCGGATAACTGGCGAAGTGATACTTACCCCGGCTTTTACCTCATCCGCCACAACCTTCCGCGACACCAGTGTTTCAATCACCGCGTCATAAATCATCGCTTTCGGGATCACAACCTTGCCACCTGATACCGCAAACGGATAGGCGGTGTTATCCGGGTTGTTCGGGTCAAAGACAAACAACTGCGACGCAGAAATTGCAACCTGACTTACAGGCCTGCCTTCACTGTCTTTTCCGGCGACAATCCCGATCCCCGCAGTGATACCATCAACTCCCGCTTTTTTTGACCACATTGCCAGAAACGCCTCACCGCCTTCTTTATCCAGTTTAGTGATGCGCTTGTCGACCTCATTAAGCGATTCACTGGTTGACGAATCCAGTGTGCTAATGCGGGTTTCAATACCACCAATCGTTCTTGTCGTTTCTTCCCTGAGAGTCCCCACAACTTCGGTTGTCTTAATTGCAGCATCCTTTACAGCCTGCCCCTGCGCGTTTTTTATTTCTTTACGCAGCTCGGACACAACCGGCGACTTTGCAGCCTCATCGCGGATCTGGTCAATGATGGCCTTCACGCCGATCTGTGTTTGTGCCTGAGTGCCTTTTTCAGCATTCCATGGACCTTTCACTCCTGCCGCGTTAACAAAACGTATCCAGTAAAATCCCGACCAGCCAGGGTCAACCGGATCGCCGTAAACCTGCCCCGGCGTCGTGGCAACCAGCACTGCATCAGCAAGGTCATCCTCCGTACCCCGCCAGATTTCAGTCAGTGAATGTCCGCGATAATTAGGCATATCCCATTCAAGAAGAACCGAGCCAAATCCTCCTGTCGCCTTAAAATTCAGCGGTTTTGTGGGAAAATCAACAGTCATTAAAGTACTGTCAATCTCAATACCCGGATTCAGTGCATATGAGGCACCACCCGATGTTCGACGCCGGGCGAGTTTAAGACCAACCAGTTCCTCACGGGTCACAAATGCGTGGCGTCCGTCACCACGCTGCCCGGTGCCAATTTCCATGTTCTCCACAACTGTGGATAAATCCTTCCCCGCACGCCACGGTTTTCTGGTCATACCGGCATCTCCGACATCGATGTACTCAGGGTTATTCGTTCCACCTGCCCGAATCCGGATACCATCACCTGCCAGTTTTGCCCGGTTGCTGCCGGAAGTCTCACCACACTTCCCTTAAACGTACCCGGCGCAAAATTAATCACAGGAACATCATCAGCCATAATGGTGATCCCCACCCGCTCAGGCGCCGGAGATTTCACCCTGATACAGGAAAAAGAGGTTCTTTCAGGTAATGAAAAAATTTTTGAATGCCACCTTATCGTGGAGGGCAGAGAGCCCCCGGCAAGCACTGACATTTTGTCTCCTGTCACCACGCGCATCATATCTTTCGCGAGATCAACCCATGCGCAGTCAAACGGTGTACTGAGATAACGGATATCCATGTTCACCGGACTGAATACAAACACATCCTGCTTACCATCCGGTTTCGTGTAACAGGCAATGTACTCACCACGCCAGGAATAAGCCACAATGGACGCCGGGTTAAACTGACTCTGCCACTGTTCAGGTGAAATAATCTTTTCCGTTGCCAGTGCTGTATTACCGTTTACATCAACAGATACCAGACCGTTTGTCCCGGCATAGAGTACGAATCCCTCCATCGCCACCATACTTCTTCGGCTCAGGCATGCCTGCATGGAAGGAATTCTGGAGCCAGAAATTGTGGACGGTGATACCCCACTGAACAGATAAGGCTCCCCCTTTGTCGCCACCACCAGTGACGTTCCCAGCGGACAGATAGCCACAATATCTTCTGCCGTCGTGTGACGATTCACTTCCGGCCATGCATACGGCAGATACGCTTCCGAAAACATCACTTCATTACCGGCAAACCCGGCGGCAATACCATTAGCCATCAGGCAAAGGCCTGTCATATTCTCTGGCGGCGGCAGGTAATCCCATGTCGCCAGAGAAGGTCCAAGGTTTTTCCCCGGTATTTTGTCCGTGTAACTGAGCACGGATGCATCCAGTTCAGCCACAAGTAAAAAATCCGCCTCCCCTCCACCTGATGCAGAGCGATAAATCCGGCGGCGTTTAATACTGGCATTCTGCAATGGCACCGGAGACAGCGTCAGCTGTACCGCAGTCCCCGGAGTACGGAGTGTTACCTCCAGAGACGCCGGACCTGGCGGACCTTCTTCACCATAATCTGAGACAAAGGTTTCCGTATAAAACCGGGTTTCGTCATCATTCGGGTTATCGTCAGAAACATCACCGCCCTGCTGAACAGTACAGACAGGTGCTGTCGTCGGCGCGGGGATCCCCAGACGATACGATGATGCCGGATGATTCCCGTCCCCTTTTGTGGCAATGGTTGCATCCGTCACTTTAGGAAAACGCCCGTCAGTGTAGTAAATACGCCCGTGGGGGTCCTGAGCGATCGGACTGCGGATCACATCCACTACATCCGTCCATGCAAACCAGAAATCGTCACGGTAATGAAAAATGGTTTTCGGCTTAATCGCGAATGTTTTCTCAGCCTCTGACATCTGGTGTTCAGGCGTGATCACTCCATAGCGAAAATGACAGTTTTCTGCCAGTACAGCAGAATGATCTGGCAGCATAGATGCAATAACGCCTGGCATCATCCCGCGCATAGTTGTTATATCGATATAAGGCATGGTTGTCTGGTATCCGAAAATTTGAATGGCAGGTGAGTCACTGAATTGAAGTTTTAAAGGCGGCATACAATTGCGCCTGTGCAGAATACAGATTTCCAGAAATCTTGAAAAATTACATCATTATTATCAGCATCCGTCCGGAAAAATTTCTCTGGCAACTTAAAACAATATCCTATATATCCGGCGTCTCCGGTATGTAGAACGTGAAGTTTTTAAAATTATTCATTTACCATTTAACTAATTTTTAGATCCTGGGTTACTCCCGTCTTTTTCATTGCCTCCACGAAAGCGGAACTAACAGAACCTGACCAGTAATACTGGAACCCACTAACAACGCCCTGATAAATCATGGTTTGTGTAGCACCACCTACGTTTACGGTGATGTTACCTGCTTTACCACCGGATAAATAAACAGCAGCTGTCGGTGTAGAGTTCGTCAAAAAGTGAGAAAGTGTAACGACAGCCCCCACCAGTCTCCCAGAACCACAGTTTTCAGCGTTTGTAATTGTCCCTTTGCTTTTTTCTTCTAATGGCCAATCAGCTCCAACCGCCCCCCAGTTTTCAACTTGATCCGAAGAGTTCCATTTATAGTAAGCGGTTTCTATTTTACAACCCATAGCTCGCCCCACCATTTGACTCATCATAAAAGGTTTATCCAATCCTAGTTTAGTGCCAGCAGCCCCCATCCATTGCTCACCTGTTTCGCTCTTAGCCGAAGAACCTACCCATCCCGATGTTATCCCCATTTCATATATCCTTCTGAAATTCGTGAGGTGAGTATCATCCCCACAATTTAAATTCAGTAGAAACCAGAAACTACAACAGCTGTCGTTTACTTCTCCCGGAGTTCTTTAATCTCATGACGAAGTGTTTTAAAGCCTTCGACTAACAATGCAATTATGCCGTTGTAGTTAAGACGCAGACGTTTTTCACCAGATATAACGTCTGCGTCTTCAGTTACCAGTTCAGGCAAGGCTTTTTGTGCATCCTGAGCAATTAAACCAACCGACGTTTGCCAACCGTCGGCAGAGTACTGTATCTCGTAAAGATAACCAGTAAGTGCCTCCAGACGATCTAACGCATTATCCAGTTTTACCAGATTTCGCTTGTTGCGTTTATCCGAGCGGATCTGAACATCGTTAAATGATCCGTTTCCGTTTACCGTCAAATTTCCATTAATACCACCATTAAAAGTTTGTGCCTGAGTCCATGTATTGGCAGTAGTAAGCAGTTCTGTTCCTTGCCCGGGGGCTCCAGTGTCTCCCTTCGGTCCCTGCGGCCCTTCCGGACCTGCTGGACCTGCTACTCCCGGATCACCTTTATCGCCTTTCGGCCCCGGCGCACCTGCCGGACCTGCTGGTCCAGCCACCCCCGGATCGCCTTTGTCACCTTTTGGTCCCTGTGCGCCTGCCGGGCCTGCAGCTCCCGTATCCCCTTTAGGTCCCTGCGGTCCTGCCGGGCCTGCGGCTCCCGTATCCCCTTTAGGTCCCTGCGGTCCTGCCGGGCCTGCGGCTCCCGTATCCCCTTTAGGTCCCTGTGGCCCGGTTGCGCCGGTGGCTCCTTTCTCACCCTTTGCCCCAGCAGCGCCAGTATCCCCCTTTGGTCCCTGGGGGCCGGGATCACCTTTCGGTCCCTGAACGCCCCTCGGCCCAGCCGGACCTGCTGGCCCCGAGTCCCCTTTATCTCCTTTCGGACCGGGAACACCACCTCCTGCTGCAGCCTCTTCTGCCTTTGTTTTCGCTTCATTTGCCACATCCATTGCCGCTTTCACCGCTTTCGGGGTGGCTGCCTTCGCTTCATCATCACTGTCCGTTGCGCTGCTTAACTGCACAATTCCCTTCTGTGCCGTCGTCGCATCAGCCACATTTGCAGCGCTGCCTGCCGGACCTGGCTCTCCACGAGGTCCCTGAGGTCCGGTCTCTCCTCGTTCGCCTCTCGGACCTGCAGGACCTGGTTCACCTCGGGGGCCAGTCTCCCCACGCTCACCTCGTGCTCCCATCGGTCCCTGTGGTCCGGCTTCTCCTCGTTCACCTTTAGGACCTTGCGGGCCTGCAGGACCTCCCGGATCACCTTTCTCGCCTTTTGGCCCCATATCCCCCTGGTCCCCTTTAGGCCCCCGCTCTCCGGTATCCCCCTTCAGGCCTGGTATTCCCTGCGGTCCTCGCTCCCCCTGTTCGCCCTTCTCACCACGCGGACCAGCGGGCCCTACAGCCCCCTGAGCACCAACGTCACCACGCTCACCTTTCGGCCCTGCGGGCCCTTGAGGGCCCACTGGACCTGTTTCGCCTTTAGGACCGACATCCCCCTTCGGACCAGTTTCTCCCTGAGGCCCCCGGGGCCCCCGTGCATTCTCAGCCATACGTCTGGCCTCTTCAGCACTGACAGTGGCAGCCTCTGCCCGCTTAAGGATCTCTCCGGCGCTCTCCTGCGCCAGCCTGGCCTTTTCAGCATGCTGTCTGGCTTTTTCTGCATCAGCTCCGGCGGCTTTTTCAGACTCTCCGGCACGGGTCGAGCTTTCCTCTGCATTCCCCGCTGCTGTGACTGCACGGGTCGCAGCCTCAGTGGCATCAGTCGCTTTTTGTCCGGCTTCAGCCGCCCTGCTGGTTGCCGTCTTTGCACTGTCAGATGCACTCTTCGCACTGGCTGCTGCACTTTCTTTTGACTGTGTGGCCTGAGTGTTTTTTGTCGCCGTGTCTTCATTCAGGCGACGAATATTGGCAAGGTCATCAGCCACATTATTCTGTATCTGCCGGAAATCTGTCAGCAGTTCTCCGGGTATGCTAACCTCAACAAGACTGCGGCGTAACAGCATATTGAGCGTCACCGTACTTTCGGTCCCCTCAATACGCACACGTCCGTAGACAGCAGTCTTCCCTTTCACCGTCACCGAAACCGCATACTCCCCCGGATCCATCGTCATTCCGTAATATCCACCTTCACGGGTCACTGCCGACGCACTGGTGCCGCTGAGCGCATCCGGTGAAACTGTCAGCGCCGTCAGGGTAATATTTGCTCCTGATATCGCCTCACCATCAGGAGATTTCAGCGTCCCCGAAACAACAACACTCACACTCCACCTCCGTTAAACACTTTTTTACGGGCAGACAATGCTCTGTCTGCCCCCTGTTTGATCCCAAGTTGCTCAACAAAACTCTGATAATGCTGCGCAGCCAGCCCCGATTCTGCACCACCGGCAGCATCCTTACTGAAAGCACGAAACAACATCCAGTCCACCAGTGGGTTAACATAAGCCTCTTCCAGTGGAACTGGCGTATCATCGTCCTGCGTCAGAACATACACTGCCTCCGGTATCCGGCTTACCACTGCATCAATACTTATCTCTTTGTCAGGGACAGGAAACAGCCAGAATACGCGCGGGGACAGGTCGTTGCTGATAAAACATTCAGGAATGCCCTTCACTGTGGGCCACTCAGGATACTGCGCATCCAGCACCTCCCGGGATAATGGTCTGACTGCACTACCGTCACTGAGGCATATCACGTCAAGAAGTTGTATTACACCATCGGGCAAAACCTGACGGGCGCCAGGAACACAACTGATTGTTTCCAGGCTTGCGCCAGCATCCGGTCTCGCCAGAATCACTGCCCTCACAGCATCATTGTAATAATCGCACAATTCCTGCAGGGGCCAGCGAACCATCATCGGGTCAACCAGTTGTGTATTCACACGTCCGATGATTTCTGTAATCGTCGTCATCAGAAAAACCTCTGCCTGCGTACAGGGTTGCGGTATGAAGAGTACGGGCTTGTCGCCAGTGTATGACGATATGCCCGACGGATCCCCTCAGAAAACTGCACAGAAAAATACTGTGCGCGTAACGGATCTGACCATGAAACACCAGTCTGCATGAACAACCGCTCAAGTGCCCCCGCAGCCACTTCTTCAGGCCATGTGAGGAGTTCATCCGGTATCTGGCTGCGTCCGGCTTTCGGAGCGACGGCATAAAGCACGCTCACCTCACCGGGAGAACAGGCAAATCGCAGGGAGCGTCCGGAGCTGATATCCACATCCCGACCGACAAAAAGCTCATGATTATCGTCAGAGATACGGATGATATGAACGCACTCCTCATCATCTTTGTCATACGGAAGCACGATTTCTTTTCCTGCTACTGGTACAACAGTAACCTCCCGACGGCACACCAACGACTGGCGGCTGAATGCCACGGCAGCCATTGACAGAGCATCCGTCATCATAATGTTCAGTGGACCGCTGATATGACGACGGACATACGGTAAAAAATCACTCAGTTCCGCCATGCTGTTCAGTCTCCGCAACACGACGGCGAAATGCCTCACGCACCCGGATACGGAATGCCTCAGCCGTTTCTTTCGGGTCTTTGTGAATATCCAGCTCTTCTGCCTCACACAGCGTCGCCAGCCGTGCTGAGGTGAGCTTACTTAAATCCACCTCCTGCCCGTTAACAGAAACAACAAAACTGTTCTCCGCTTCTGCCCGCGCAGCAAGCACTCTTTCCTGCGCCTGCTGTGCCTGCCGCAACTGCTCATTCTGTTGTTGCTTTTTCAGAACATCATCAAGCTCTTCATGACGAACCCAGACATCCGGAAACCCCAGCAGTTGCCAGGCCATCGCACTGTCAACATGCACCGGCTCAAGACGTGGGAACAATGTGCGGCTTCCGGTAATGGTGTCCTTTTTCACGGGTTTTGGGCCGATATAGACAACGGCAATTTTCTCACTCATATAATTCCCCGGATAAAAAGCCCGCATGACGCGGGCCGGAAGGTTTTAATCAGTATCCCACCACGGTATAACGCAGCAGAACATTCAGGGTGCCGGTTGCAGCGGCAGTCTTAATGGTGACAGTAACCAGCTCCCCGTCACGCTGTGTGGTGTACGGCTCCACTGGCACATATCTGGCAAATTTTGCAGAAACAGCTTCGCTGTTATCGATGAGAGCATGCTCACCGGACTTAATGCTGACGGTTGCAGTACCCAGACCACCCGTTGAAACCAGTTGGAGTGAGTTGATACGGATGCCCACTGGCAGTGAGAGAAGATGAATAACACTGTCCGCTTCCGCAGCATTCACCGTAAATACGCCTTCTGCCACCGACTCATTACCGTGCGTACCCGTATAGACCCGTTCACTCAGTGACGGGGCAAGGATAGTCTTTGCCATAATTAATGACTCCTGAAAAAGCCGGGCGAAAACCCGGCATAGGGAAAGGAAAAAATCAGAGCTTCACTGCTGTATCAACGGCAATCACGCCGTGATCCTGCATCTTGCCGCTCTTCTCGGGGAAACGGATTTTTTTCAGACCGTTGATCCAGCTGATTGCTATCTCAGTACGGTTATCCATATCCGTTTTCTTCTCAACCATGTTGAAGTGACCGCCCGCCTTCTGACCGTAAGCATTTGCCAGCGCCTGAGCCCCCAGTAACATGGCGCGGTCAATATTGGTTGCAGCAGCGACCTCTTTCGTGGTTGCCGTCAGGTTATTCTCTGATACCAGAACCTTTGACCCCTGATAGAAACGGATCGGCATACCCGCATACTTACGAACCAGGATATTGCGCCACATCGCACATTCACCTTTGAACAGCGGATGATTAAAACCTTTTGCACGGTTCACGGCACGAACCATCATCTGGTTCCAGTCCTTACCGGACGTCGAGGTGTACCAGTCATTCCACTGACGCGGCGTGACGTACAGGACGTAATATGGATCTTCTCCGTGAAGTTCATCACCGGACAGACGAACCGGCTGTAACGGATGCGCCATTTCGTCAATGAACAGGGAGAGATTGTCCACCAGGCCAATAGAAAAAATATCTGCCGCTTCAATCTGCTCAAAGCTTGTCGCATCACCGCCAAAAAAGTGACGGTCATGTGTCGGAGGCAGTACATCGTTGATCATGATTTTTTTGAATTCAGGGTGCTCCGCTGTCGGCAGAATAGTGTCGTCAGCAACAAAATCACCACGAGCTCCAGCAAGATGCACTATCGCACACTGGTCCTGCAGGTCATTAAAGTACGTCCCCAGAAGCGTTCTGGCTGAGGATGCCAAGTTAAACTTCGTGCGCTGCTGACTCATACGTCCGCCTGCATCCACCAGGTGACGTCCCTGATTGATTTTCAGGGAGAAGTCAGCATGGCTGAGATCCTCACCACGACCTTCAACACGCTCATCTCCCATCGTCGGGCGTTTTGAGAGTTTGTGCATGATGCTGAAGGTCACTTCATCACCGGCCTGTTTGTTAAGGTCTGTGATACGGACAACCGGCGCACCCGCGCTGGTCTGCTTCGTGCTTTTCTTGTCCGGCGAAACCGCTTTTGGCGCTTCCTGCTGTTCAGTGAGGATATTGACCATCGAGCGGTTGCGGTTGGCAGCGGTAAAAAGCGCCACCTGATACAGCTTATTCGCCTGGGCTGATGTTACAGTCGTCATTACTTCAGTTCTCCTTCAGTAAGTTACCCGAGCTTCTCCAGAAGCGCGTCTATTTCAGCATTCGTCATACCGCGCATAATCGCCTCTGCCTCTGAATGAGAAGCGCCAAGTAACCGTTCAAAATTATCACCGGTTCCGACGGAAGCCGTGGTGCCTAAATCTGACGGGGAAGCAGGTACTGCCTGCTCCTGTTCAGCGGTCTTCACTTTCTCTTCCGCCGTTTTCCGGATATCCGTTTTGTCTGCCTTGTTGTCAGCAGACGACTCACTGACTTCACCGAAAGCAACCTGCGTACGACGGGCCACTTCAGCGAAACGTTCAGTGAGCGTTTTGTCTTTCCATGCGGGGTCATTCTGGAGCTTCCCGTCGATGGATACAGCAACCGAGAAGCGATCTGGATCGGACTCCTGCCACGTTTTCAGCACCGGCACGGCATTCATCGCATCAAGAACCGGTGATAAATCCTCACCACCATTACCTTCTGCCTGCTGTGCTGATTGCTGAACACGGGACTGGAGATAGTTATTTTTACGGATGAGCGAAGCCACCGCGTCACCAATTTCCGGATACATCTCCCTGATACGGGCAATCTGCTCATCAGAAATTTTTTCGTTTTCCGGTAACGGTGTGGGCTTCATACCGGCCTGGTGGATCTGAGACGTCAGCAGTTCCACCCTGCGTTTTTCTTCAGCTATCTGCCCACGAAGAAGTGCGGCTTCCTGTTCGGCCCGTTGCTTACCGGAACGTTCAGCCTCAAGGACTTCATAGGGAATGACGTGTTTACCGTCGCGGGTGAGCACCCCCTTCGCTTCCGGCTCCTTCACGTCCTGCGTCTGCTCCACACTGGCATCCGGCGTCGGTGCCACATTGTTATCGCCCGTCTGAGTCTGTGCTTCCTCATCCGCATGTTTTTCCGTGGTATCTTCCGTCACGACGTCCTGTGCGTGACTGTCAATATCCACATCCCCAAGTCCTTCCAGCATTTTTTCCAGTTGTTCCGGGGTTTCTTCACCCGTAAATTCAAAATCCATAAATAACTCCGCATGGTCTGTTTATCGGACAGATCCGAATGGTTGAGTAAATAAGGCTTATCGCTGCCCCCGCGAATAAGCGCACCGCTCCCGGAACGCTTACCTCCGGAAACAAAAAACCCCGTACGATGACGGGGTTCAGTTGAAGCCAGAGTTTTCAGAGCGACATTTCATTCATCCGCTGTTGTAACGTATACAGCATCTGTTGCTGAAGAACGTCCTGCTCCTGTTCCATATTCTGTACGCCGGTAATGATTTCTGCCGTATGTGCCTGGTTAAGCGCATCCACATAACGCTGCCCCTGTGTCAGGGCGACTTCCCGCTGTGCACTGGCATTATCCCGTTGTGCAGCTGCATGTGCCCTGGCGGCGTCAGCTTCCAGTTTTGCCACTCTGCCAGCCATCTCGCGCATCTGGAGTTCTGCCTGTTGTTGCTGAAGTGCCTGTTGTTGTGCCGCTACTTCCTGTTCTTCCGGCGTCATTTCATCCGGTGATTTTGGCGTCCCCAGCGCAGCACGAATACGCTCAACAAACTCCTGTTTCTGCGGCACATCCAGAAGATTAACCCACAGGTCGAGCACAACAGCCTGCACCTGAGGCGGCAGCCCCTGAATAACCTCTGACATTCTCTGTGCAAGCTGTGCCTTAAACGCCGGTGTCTGCTGAACAGGCGCCAGCGCAATATGTGTATTTAACCTTGAAATATCATTGGTCAGTTCACCATTATCACCTTCAGCATTGAGGACAATGGTCTGGCGACGCTGGCGATCATCGCGATTAATCACCACTGCATGATTACGGCGTTTTTTCAGGTCATCGAGAAGATAAGCCAGCAACAGTCTTCCCACCTGCTGGCAGGCAAACTGGTAGTTATCGTTGATTTCCGCAAGGGTTGTGGCCCCCTGCTCCACCAGGTTACTGATAGCCACGCCTGACGTCGCACCTGAATCCTGCCCGAGAAATGCGGAATACACTCCCATGGTATCCTGGATAAGTTTTTCCGATTCCTGCATGACCTGAAACTGCTGGCTGGCAACCTGAAAATCCTGCTCAACCCGAAAAACATCTGCGACACTTTTCTGATTTTTTCGGACCGGATTCAGTTTAATAATGCCATCCGGACGTTCGATCTGCTCCATCAGGTCGTTGTCTGACAACTGGGTGGCATCCTCGTCCATAATCACGCGTTTGGCCTGAAGCAACCAGGTCAGCTTGATACGACGAAAATTCACCTCATCCTGTGCCGGAATGGCGCGGGAAATTAGCCCGTATGGCTCCCCGGTTTTATCCTTTCGGTATCCCCAGAAAGGAACCAGCGGAAACATCCCCTGCGGAGCACTACAGGGGCGATCCACAATAAAGTGCGGCCCGACAAACCAGGCTTCACGAATACGGCTTACCCGCCCGACTTTCACCTGAACCCGCCCGGATGCCACAGCTACCGCCTGCATCAGATTATTTTTATCAAAGGCCACCACCCGTCCATTACTGAGTTCAATCACCGGAAGACGCTCGAATGTACGGTAATAAACCACCTGAAGCAGCACACGACGGCGTTCACGCTGAAGCCATTCGTTCTGCTGTCGATCCCATGACTGATACTCTTCCCATGCACTCATCAACGGACTGGGCTGGCCTTCAGTAACCGTGGTATCGACAAAACCACGCCAGTCATCAATGGCATAATCGATAACCTGAGCCATTCCCGGGAATGTAGCTTTTGCCTCATCGGTATCCATCCAGCGGCGACGCATCAGCCAGCGGCAGTCACTTAAATCAGCCTCCCGGCTCAGCCAGTCCCAGAAAACCTCATTCCGGCTGACAGTAGACACCTTAAATTCAGGCCCGAACGGATCACTGTTTCGTCTGACCTCCACCCAACTGAGGCCCGCCTTGATTTGTTCCGCATAGGCATCGGAGCGGGCCTTATTCATGTTGCCAAGACGGCACGCATCAGCAAACTCCGCATTAATGGCCTCTGCCAGTTTCTCTGTTTCATCGTTCGGATCGTCTGACATCACTATCAGGTCCGTTCTTGTTTTTGCCTCCATTCCCAGTACACCATCTACCGTGGGGGCAATGAGGTTATGGATGGTCATGGGCTGACCGCGATCTTTCAGTACCTGGATAACTTCCGGTGCCAGCTGGTCGCCATCATAATACGCACAGGCCTTGTTTGCGGCATCACGCCAGAGAGGCTGACTGTCAATATCAGAACAGAGAGACAGTAACTGACGCTGAGAAAAACGCGGCGTGGATCCATGATCGTTTTTCATCGCTGTGGTGTTAATTTCATTTTTCATCAGTGTGCCATCCAGTGTGTGGTTCTGCGTTTATCCGTTTTCTGTTTTACCCTCACCGGCATTCTGGCGCGCATCTCCTGGGCAATCATGTAGCTCATGAGCTGATCATCAAAGCAGCCTTCCTGTGCATTCATGGAGCCTTTCGCGTCATAAACGTAGGTGTTCATTTCCGATAATGTGCCTGACCAGCGGATCCCTGATATTCCATTATTCAGAAGCGTTTTCATTCCTTCGGTCAGAACAGGTTTGCTCTGACGGGTTGTCAGCCAGCCAAGGCGGGGCGTATCGTCGTCATATGCCTGGTCAAGATGCTGTTCGTTGTAGATATAACGTGTCGGATAGAGTTCCCGGAGTTTCAGGATAACTGCATGTCCGTGATTATTACGCTCCGGCCCCACAAACGCGTTGTTATACATACGACAGACCTGCGAAATGAGATGAGCAAAAAGTTCAGCATCGAGATGCCCGAACCAGTGAGCCACCTGCTCGCCATTACTGCGTTTGACAACATCCAGCGATGAGCGGTCTCCGTGCTCCAGCCCTTCGGCAGTATCTGCCCCACAAACATACTCTTCATCCGGATCCGGCAGTTCCCATACCAGCAGATAATTCATCAGCGTCCGCTGCAACTCGTTTTTATTTCCTTCACGCAGAGACTGAGCTTTAGTCTTCGCTCCTGTAACAGGTTCAATGTCATAAACAATCATCGGTGGCGAACAGAATGATTCTGCCTGCAACGTACTTTCGGCACTGAACACACGTCGTCCGGACGTCAGAAACGCCTCCTGTGGCGTTGAGGGAAACTCCTGCTTCATTTCCTCACGCTGTTCAGTTTCCTTATTGATGTACCACTGCTTCTGTTCATCAGTAAGCGTGATGTTCATTGCCTTCTCAACCGCAGAAAAATACGTCATTTTTTCCCGTGACAGCTTCAGCCCGCTTTCCGGCACTCTGGCGCTGTATTTAGGATCCTGCCACCAGGCGTAAAAATGGAATTTATAATCCTGTGCCGTCAGCAATAAGCCTGATGCAGTGATCTCCTGTGCTCGGTTACTCATCTCGTAAAAATCACCACCCACGCCTTCAGCAGTGGACTCATCAAAAATAATGCATTCATCAGAGACGGCATTAAGCGTACCGGTTCGCAGTTCTTTCGCCTTAGCCGGATATTTCGCGCAAATTTTGCCGTGCTCTGAGATATGCAGGCGCTGCACCGTACCTGAGCGAAATGAGGTTGCCACCTGAATACTCGAGCCGTGACCAAACAGGATATAGCCACCGCTGGCACCGCTACGACGTTCAACGATGGTGAATGAGGCTCTCAGCCAGTCAGGGAGATGATCAAACGGTACAGCAATTTTTGTGCGGAAAATTTCACTGGCTGCCTGTTTATCCTGAGCGACGATCCCGCATTTGAGATGCGGAATGAATAATGCCTGGTCGAGAAGATAAATATCAATGGCCGTGGAAAAACCCAGCTGGCGTGCTTTCAGGATAATATTTTTATTGTGCATGCACCGGAACAACTGGCGCTGCGCCGGTCGCATTCTGAAGGTGACCAGTTCACCTTTTTCGTTCTGTATTTTGTAGAGATGATTGAGCCGCCACCAGGGATTGCTCAGTTTTGTCATAATGAACAGACGTTGTTCAGCCTCGGTCATTTCTGACGGCTCATCACATCGCGGTTCATTCTTCCGGAATGTCATCCAGTCTCCCCGAATTACTCATTTCATGCAGCGATGACACGATGTCACTGACAGGCGTAACAACGCCCCGACGCTGGCTGGTCAGAATATCGGTTTCCGCTCTGAGTTTATCTCTGGCGGCGTTGATTCTTTCCCGGTCAGCACGAAGTTTTGGTGCTGTCTCAGCCAGGACGTCCAGCGTCAGCAATGAGCGTTCAATTGACTCGATACGGGCAATATTCCGGTCAAGGGCCTGTTCAGCTTTGAGTATTTTGTCGTAAAGAGCAACACGGGTTTCCACGTCAGTTGCCTCTTCCAGGTCGGCGAACATCCCTTTAAGTGCCTTAGTTACTGAAAGTGCGCGGGCCCGGGTGAACACCAGTTCATCGAACAGCACCATGTCGGACGCATCATCCATGAGGTTATCTGCCTCAAGATACTTCGCATATCCACGGTGTCTTACGGCGTGGGTGTTTCGCTGAGAAAAAGCGTTTGAAGGTGGTAAAAGTCGGGAACCACGAATCCGTTTCGTTTCTGCCGAATTTGCGCAGTTTTTTTCAGAGTTTTTTGCGCATTTTTCATCGCCGGAACCCGCGTCATTGCAGGGTTCTTCATCTGAGATGTCATGATCGATTTCATGATCGGTTTTATGATCAATTTCATGATCGATTTTGCCCATTTTTATACGGGTTCTGGCGGTGTTGTAATTAATCTTTTTCTTCCGGCACCAGTCCAGTAATGTTATTCCCGTTTCGGCATGTTCGCGTCGGAATGCCTGCTCCAGCTTTTTCCAGTCCAGCTTTGCCATGTCACGTTCTGACGTCCTGTGTTAAAAACTGATGCATAATGACCGCTGTGATTTTTCAGATTTCACACAGCAGCACCATATTTGATCGATATTTGCACAATGCGGTTGTTTTATCCGGTTTCTTCCACCACCGCACCGGACAGGCGGCTTCGCGGGAAATCGCTCCCATCTCGTGAAAAATGAGAAAACCCGGTGTGCATCGTTTTTGATTATCCCCGCACACTCACGCAGATAAGGTGGCTGCAGTCTCTGTTAATGCGGGAATACGGCGACGATACGGCGCATGGCTATGTCAGGCTGAAATGCCTTTATCAAATCCGGGTAACGCAATCTGCCCCTGCTGCTCCAGCCTGTCCAGCCTTGCCAGCAACTGAGGCTTCTTCACCCTGCCCCAGCGATTGAGCAAACGACCTGACATACTGGCGACATCTTTCTCTTTCATGTACTCCAGCATTACAGCGTTGCGCTCCGCCTCCAGATTCGCCAGACCTTGCTGAATAAGCTCAGCCATCCAGTTGAAAGCCTGAATGTACGCTTCCTTAAAGGTCATAGCAGCCTTCCCCGTAAAACCAAATACCAACATCGTCCAACCGTCTTTTGTCATTCGATATATGGGCTGGGGTTTACCGTTCTGTAACTCATTGTTTTCATAGCAAAGCGCAAAATTGCGCTCTGCAAATTCTTTTGAGCATTGTTGAACAACGGCTCTTGTTTTCCGCAATACATCTTTGTGTTCTTTGCCAAATGCTACGGCAACCTTTCGGGTATCCGTCACCGGCTCGTTGCCTGTCACAAAAACAAGATCTCGAAAATCGATGCCGTTAACGATAGTTGGATAATTCATCAGTGCACACCTTTTAGTGATGAACCTTGTCACACAGGATTCCGGCCCACAGAAAGGCACCGATCACCAAACCGGCATCCTCAAGGGTCATCCTGAAAGGTTCTGTGTTCATAAGTCGCGCGTGTGAAGCGCGTTTACTGCGGACATAAAAAAGCCCCGTATCGCGAGGCTCATTAAATTGACTTTGTGATTTGCAAAAAAATTATTTCAGGCATTGCGTCCTGATGTATTCCTGCAGGTAGTTAACCTGCGCAGTTATCTTGTCGATTCCACTTCTGAGACGGTAATAATTGAGTTCAGCATCTGCTGTAAGTCCTGGGCTTTCTCCATCGCCCATGCTGCTGGCTCCGGTCGTTGACTTTGCACAGGTGGCGGCGACTTGCAGGCGCTTACGCCCAGCAGAAACATCAGCACGGAGACTTTCGATAGTCGCATTAGCATCAGCAAGCTCCTTTGTGTATCTGGCGTCAAGTTCTGCTACATCACGTTGCCGCTTCTGCATATCTGCGATGATGGATGTGGCTTTATCGCGCTGCTCTTTGTAAGCGATGGCGTTATCACGGTAATGATTCAGCCCCAGACTAAGCGCACCACAGACCACCAGCAGAATAACGGTAAACGCGGAAAGCATTCGGTTTATGCTCACCCCACCAGCCCTGCCGAAGTCAACGCCATCCAGTTTATGGAAAGAAAAAGAACAACCAGCATTAGTGAAAATGAAATACCGACGATTACACAAAGGCCCTTCGCCAGCGTTATGAGTTTATCCGATATCATTAGCCACCACTCCATCAATCCGCCTTTGTTATTTTCCCTTTGTCTGTATCAGCCAGGACAAAATCAATCAGCAGATTCGCTTCGTTTATCAATGTGCGGATTTTTGATACATGCGCGGATTTAACCTGTTTCCACTCATTCAGCCCGGTAGCAAACACACTGGCAATGTTTTTATCCCGTTTCATGTCAGCGCAAGCCTGATTGAGTTCTTCCATCACACTCATTCGACGGGGATTAACGACAAAACCCTTCGTCCAGTATTCATAGAGAACATCGTCACACTCTTCCTGATACTGGATTACCTTGCCGCGGATTTCGGGTTTTACTTTGTTGGGATTGATGGTTTGTAACCAGCCTGCAAGTTTTCGAAGCGGCAGGGACACCATATTGCGTCGTTTCCCATCCTCAGCAACCATAACGATTTCCGTTATAGTTGACGCAAAACGCTGTCTTAACTTAGCCAACTGTGATTGCCAGGCCAGCCCCATCCCCGCAACGACAGGTTTCATGGGAACGTATGGTTCGCCGTTATGGTTAACCACATAAAGAGAATCGCCGTGAAACGGCACGGTCATCATATTCATCGGTTATTTCCTTTTAGTGATGAACCCTGCGCACAGGAATAACCAGCCCAAAGAGGGTTAACCAGACCACTGCCGGTTATCCACCAGGGCTCATCCTGAAAGGTTCTTTGGTTTATTTACGCTTGTGCGAAGCGCAGAAATGACAAAGGCACCATTACGGTGCCTCTTCATGAAACAATCTTGTTGACTTTATTCACTTACATTTTGCCAGTTCGCAGGATTTCGTGTTGTCTACCCGCGTTGGCCAACGTCATTTTTCAGCAAAATATTCTGCTTACCTGTCGATACCCCAGCATGCCAGCGCACTCTCCTGGTCACGTCTTGATACCTGACCGTAACAGTTGTTTGAACGGATACGGCAGTCTCTGCCACCGTCCTTAATCCACCAGCGAATCGCTTCGCAGGCACCTTTTCGATCACCTGCATTAATTCGTTTATAAAACGTCGACGGGAAACACTTACCGGGGCCAATGTTGTAAGGACAGAATGACGCAATACCCGCTTTCTGGGGTTCAGTCAGTGGCACTCTGATGTTCTTCGCCACCCATGCCAGCGCCTTATCCCGTTCGATAGCGTTAACCCGGTCGCATTTTTCCTTCGACAGCTTCATGCCAGGAATCACAGGCTTACCATCCACCCGGGTGGCTCCACGGCAGATGGTCCAGATACCCACACCATCACGGTATGCCGTGGTGTGGTTACCTTCCTTTTCATCCAGAAACTGGTCGAGGATTTCAGGCGCAGAAGCACCTGCGGCAATCAGCGCCAGAACTACCGCTGATAAACCATAGCGGAATTTCCTGCTCATCAGCTTACTCTCCCCGCGCCGCCTTACGCCGGTCTTCTTTAATCTTGAAATACAGGTTCGTCAGGTACGTCAGCAGACCAAACAGCAGACTCCCCAGCACGCCTATTGCCGCCCACTGAGACGGGGAAACCCTGTCCAGCAACTGCAGGAACCAGTAGCCCGTTCCCACCGCTGACGTGGTGTATGACACACCTGTTGTGATTTTTTCCATCTGGTTCATACCCCGCCTCCCGCAATCCGGAAGCTCACAACAATAAAAAAGACCACCGGCACACACCGATGGTCCCTGACGCATGCTTACATCATCATGTCGCTGTCCGGTGTGGGGTCACCGCTATCTGAAGCACTCCCCTCACCCGCGATGCCTTCCGGCTCCGGAGCTGCCGGTGCGCCCAGCAGTTCATCCAGAATGGCATCCACTTCTGCATCAAGACGCGCTTCCAGGTTATGGCGAAGTTTCTGTTTCAGTGCGCTCCGGACTTCTTCAGAGCGCAGGACTTCCTTCACTGCTTCAGCAGTGACCAGGGATGTAATTTCTGACATGGGATTTTCTCGTCGAAAGATGTGATTAAGAAAGTTGCCGCTAAATGAGCGGCTCTTCGGGTTTGCTTCCGGCTGACTGACTGGCGCTGATTTTCTCAGCGGCCCTTTTGTCAATCTGTCTGCGCCAGAAGTCACGCATGGCCCTGTACCCACCCGAAAGGAGATACAGCACACAGACCACCGTACAGAAGTACAGCATTAACTGGTTCAGAAATGTCATAATTTCTTACCGTTATGGTTGACTAAGTAAACAGTTTTCATTTAAAAATGCCGATGACGAAAGTGGTAGTATCTTTCCTTGATTCTCCATGAATCTCACACCGCCAGAGGTCTCAGGCAACTGGCGGCTTTTTTTATCATGCCGCGGCATCCGCGTTGTTCACTTCCACCGCAATGCTGTCAATCAGCACCGGGTAAGTCGCATTCCTGGTAATGTCTGTCACATGCAGTTTATCCGCCGCAAATGCACTGACCGGTGACTGCGTCAGCGTGAACGGTGTGCCATCCTGACCATCAATAACCGGCGTCACCTGAAGGCTGTTATTCCCGGCAAAGCGGAAAGCCAGCATATGCCATTCGTTATCAAATGCGCCAAAGGTTCCCAGTTTCAGGTTGTTTGTCGCTACTTTCGCATTGTGGTACATCACATTCAGGTCTTT